TAAAAGAAATTATTGCGGCTTATTCGCCTGAGTCAGTTGACCCAGAAGCGCTTGAAGAAAAAAACCAAGCTGAATTGGAATCATTAAACGAGAAGCTAGAAAATCAGCTTATCTCCTATGAGGATTACTTCACCAAGCTTGGGGCCCTAAACAAAAAAGACGCTGATGATAAAAAGAAGAAAGCAGAACTAGAAAACTTCTGGTCAGAGTCATCGGTTAAAAGTCAAATAGATGATGGCACTGCGTTGCTCTCCGCATTAGGTAATAACAGTAAAACTGCTCACAAAATAAAGCAAGGTTTAGCAGCGGGAAACACTGTAATGACCACCGCCGAAAATATAGCCGAACAGTTTCCCAACCCTGCTGGTATGGCATCGGCCGCCCTAGTTGGTGCCACACAGTTAGCTACTATAATGTCTTCGACTCCAGACGGAGGTGGAACAATAACCACGCCGTCTGCCACTGCCAATGAGGCCCCTGTTGAAAACTATAGCGACCAAGGCACATCAGTTACCGATATTTCGGGTGATGATATTTCTACCCAACGCATGATCATTGAATTCAGTGATGAAGCCGTTGAAGTGGTCGGCCGCCACATCAAGAAAGCGGAAAGTGAGAGGCGCATTTAATGATCATCAGTAAAACTAACATTATTGCGTCTAACAGTATTGTTCTTGAATCAGGTTCATTGAGCAGCGGTGAACTATCAAATTTGCAGGACCCAGACTTTTCACGCGTAGTCAGTAGTTCATCTAGTACATTCTCATTCACATTTGATACCGTGGGTTCGTGCGAGTATGTAGCGCTCCATGGGCTCAACTTGCAAATTGGTAATACAGTTACGTTAACTGGTACGTCGTTCACCCGCTCATTCACTGTCACTCGCCCCATTAAAAATTTGGTTTTCTACATAGGTGTGGCCACAACGCTAAATGATTTAACTGTAGAGATTACGGGTACAGGCACCAAAACAATTAGCTACATGCAGGCAGGCTTGGTTAGCCACATTGCGTGGGGAACGAATGCCGGACAAAGCCTTTATTATCTGGGTAGCAACGTTACAAATCGTGTTACTGCAAATGATGCCGGGTTTCCGGTTAAACGCGTGCAAGAAACTATTGCGCCTAAGCTAAGCCTAACATTTAGAAATATGTATAAAGACTGGGCCCGAACTGACCTGCAAGAGATATTCGATCTATACAATAATACGGGCGTGCTTTCTCAGCTGGATTACGAAGAAGAAAACAGACCTGAAGAGTCGTGCGCCCTTTTTGAATTATCCAGTTCAAAAGTGGCCACTCATTCGCAAACCACAACATTAGTTGATATTTCGCTATCGTTCAGGATTGTTGCATGAGCCTGTTTCACTATTATGTTATAGAGCTGGATTTACCCGAAGTTACAAGCGCATGCACAATAAATGGTAATGCGGGGTTTGGTACTCCGCTTACTTGCACAGACCAAAGTAACCACACAATCACCACCAAAACGCACAAATACACCGACACAGCATTAATTCTGCCTGAATCCGATGTATATAAGTGCGTGAATAAAGTGAGCGAAACAACCCCTGCACTTAAGTCGGGAAATGGTGTGGCTAGCACAGCAACGTGCACCATCAGCATGCGTGATTTTATAGGCGATCCAAACCTATCAAGCCCCGCGTTAGTTTCAAACCCTGGCATCAAAGGACAGGGTTCATACTTCGGTAAATTAAAAGCCCGAAATGTACTGACAAATAAACCCATCCGCGTGAAGTATTACGAAAGTGACGGGTATACATCTACACTTAAGCGAACCCATCACTATCTACTTGTTGATGTAAAGCAAAGTAGTGCCGACATGTGGACATTCACATGTAAAGATGTGCTGTATAAGGCTGATGATGAGAACAGCGATTTTCCTAGAATAGTCACTGGCACGCTGCAAAGTGATATTGCAGTTGGCGAAACCAGCATTTCAATGGATGCTGATATTGCAGACTGGACCCCATACTCAGATTATACTGCCGTGGTTGGCGGTGATTTGATGATGATCACAAACGCCAGCGGAAACGCTTCATCAGTAACGCTCACTGTTGTTAGAGCCAATACTATCACCCTAGGTTCGAGAACTATTCAAAACGAACCCTCTGAGCACTCAGCGGGGGACGAGGTATTCCGAGGCCGAAAGTTTGTCAACGCGGATCCGTATGATTTGTTGGTTAAAGTGTTTGAAGACGCAGACTTAACCAGCGATAACTACAACGCCACGGTTATACAAGCTGAATTGGATGAATGGTTGCCCAATCTAAAAGGCTCGATTGATACCATTATTTACGAACACAATGACACCACCACGTTCCTAGATGACTTCTGCGCAACGTTAATGCTGGACATGTGGACAGATTTGACCACGGGTAAAATAGTAATAAAAGCAACCAGCCCATGGAATACAACGTCTGCCATTTTACGCGAAGGTATTGAAATTAATTACGGGTCCATCAGCATTGATGAAGACGCCGAACTCTATTACTCACGCGCATTTTTGCAATACGACAAAAGAAAAATCACTGAAAGTGACGATGATGCCAACTTCGCCCGCTCTAGTTTAGCGTATGACACAACCCTTGAGGGTGAGTTGTATTACAACGCAGAGAAAGTTAAAGATTTGGGCAAGTCAATCATACTTTCCAACAAACTCAGCAATATTGAAACCGCTGATTTAACCACCGTTCGCTATGCCCAGCGTTTCAGTAATCGCCCCCAAAAAATTATTGGCACTGTTGAAGAAGCAAACCTTAATTTTTCGCTGGGGGATGTTGTAGAAATTAATACAGCCTCGAATCAGGATTTTTACGGCAACCCAGTCACAGGATTGCGATCTCAAATCATAAAGATAGCGCCAACGTCTAGCACTGGCCGCAGCTATAAAATTACAGCCGTAACGTACAACCCTTACATCGGCGCGTTCGCAGGCTCAGATTTTCTCGTAAATGCTGAGTATGACAATAATTTATACACGATAGCCGGCGGCCCCGTTACTGCAGACACCTTCACATTTATTTTTTCAAAGCAAGTTTACGGCCAAAACACCTTCAATCAAGCCATTTCAGTGGGCTCATTCCCGTCTGGCTCAATTGTTAACCTGGTATTTATTGATGGCTCAATATCAATAGGGCGAGGCGGCAATGGTGGCTCTACAGGTGCAGGTGAAAACGGCGGCACAACACTATTGGGTACTAGCGGTGTAACTGTAAATATCTATCTGGGTGGCACTACTCCAGATTTTGGTAATGGCTCATACACCGCCGATGGCTATTTAAAAGCCCCAGGTGGCGGTGGTGGTGCAGCACCCGAAGAGTACGAGCCTAAATACAGTGTCATTCATCATGGTGGCGGTGGCGGCTCCGGTAGCAAGCCAGGCACAGGCGGGCAGGGATATGTTGGGGTCGAAGGGCAGGACGGTTCAGCAAGTTCAGGAGGCGAAGCTTTCTATTTAGCTGGCGCTGGCGGAGGCCCCGGCCAACCGGGAGAGGCGGGCGCTTATGCCGGTGGTTTAGCTGGCAAGGCGCTGGAGGCCAATGGCAGCACGATCAACGTTTATACCGATGGTGATTTATCGCGATACATCCAGGGCGAGGGTGATACCCCTAATTCTATATCATGATTGAAACGTTAATTGGTGAACTGTATTTCGACGTTGAGTTATATGACAGCATTGAGCTGGCAACCCGAATTCGTATTGGTGAGCATTACAACGGTTCAAAATGCATCATCTGGAAAGATGGCAATGTTCTGATTGGTCAGCTAGAAGCTTCGATAGCATTTCAGGGTTCTTTGGTACAACTCAATAACGCTTCAATCACGCCTTATATATCTTACTTAAATAACGAATTGGTAGGCAGGCAATTAGTTGTTTCTGGTTCAATTATTTACACCAACCAGGCCGCTTATCATGCAATGCGCGCTGATGCCATGAGCGGGCGTAAATCGAACTACAGAGTCGAGTACGCTGATGGCGAGGAATTTACGGCAACGTTCACTCCGACAAACTTAGCCGATTCATTCCCCCGAGGTAATGCAGCCAAGAGTTCGTTTTCGCTGCGTTCCAGTGGCGCCGTAACCAGAATTACAGTTGAGTAGCTAAAACAATGGCCGAAATAGAAAAATTACAGGCGTTAGCAAAGGGCACCCCCGGCAATAGTACGGGTGAGGATGTGGCTAATGCGGTAAATGCGCTAATTGAT